AGAGTAGCGACTCGCGGTCTTACCGAATGTTCCGTTCAATGCAATACGCAATGAATCTGCAATTACCATGTTCTTTTGTCTTTTCCCTTCAAGACGCCTTTCAAATACCTTGCGATACTCGTCAATAAAGGATTTACCTGTGTTGACAGGTATAAGATTGCAATTGAGAAGAATAGAAGGATAATAAGAAGCGACATCATAATCAACAATTTGATAATCATCATCGGTGACATAGCAAACTTTTCTGTCATGTTGTGAGTGTAAACCGCCCACTCCCATTTGGTATACGCCTTTGTTAATTGCTACTAGGTCATCCTTCAAGAAGTCAGGCAGTACTACGTGACCCGTATATTGATTCACCTCATACGTATGTGCCGCCATTCTGTGCTTCAATATCTGCAAATCATTAGACTTGAAATTGATAAAGTCAGGCGGAATATATCTTACGTTCTCAGGAATCTTTGCTGCAGTACGCTTTAGACCGAGCCGCTTGATAAACATCTGCTCAGCTACCTGCGAATCAGATTTAGAACGGGCATCAAAGCCGTATTCCTTACTGATCTCTACGCGTAGCTGGAGTTGCCCTTGCAGCTTGTTATAAAGCGTCTCCGTAGTATCTAAGTCGTTCTTGCAGTAATCCCAAACCATTGGTCGGGCAGACTCGTCAATCTCCTGAGAATGATGAAACGGCAGGTCTTGAATGAGCGGCATGTGCATACGTGCGCCGTAAGTCTTTAGGCTCACAAAGCTGGGCGCGACCTCAATCAAATCAATGTGGTCAATCATAGGGATCTTGAACCTGAATTGCTTTTCAGCATCCCACGGCATCAAGTTCTGATGAATAATGATATCCCCGAACCCTTTTGTTTCAAACGTAGAATGCCCAGACAAAAAGTAACTGATGACGGGCATATCAAACCGCGCTCCGTTGAAGCTAATGAATGTGTTCTTTGATTTGAAAAGAGACTTGATACGCTCACGAGCATCCTCCTCATCTCCCCAGATTCCGAAATACTCTCCGCTCTCAAGAATCTTACCCATCAATAAAAACATATTGGGCGCGACCTCGGTATCGAACACTATAGTTCCCATTAGTCCTGATTCACATAGCGTTCGGTTGGACCACCGTCAAGCACTAATGCCTTTTTAGGCTCGGGATACTCTAACTCGATTAACTTCTCAATAAAGTGAATTGCCTTTTGCAAATCCTCTTTTCCGTTTTTGTCTTGATACCGCTCAAGATATTTAGTAGCGCAACCTACAAAGTAGCCCCTGCCGTATAAACGATAAATTCTGTCCCAGTGTTGCTCGCCGCCTTTTTTATAATGCTTACCGCCTACCTGTCTATCATTTGCTAACATTCTTTTTCTCCCTGTTCATGATGTAAATCTGGGTAGCTAACTTCCAGTCAGAGGCTGAAATCTTATCTGCCCAATATGAACCATCGCTAATCTTGTGCTTACGCTCATACGCTACCATAGCCATTGGCTGCGCTACAAACTCAAAGAAGGGATTAACAAATCCGCCTTTCTTGAATGGATCGTTGCAGAACGCCTCGCACTCAGTCAAGAACAGTTCCCAATCACCTTGATACAAAATATTAGGTTTGACTATTCCGTTTGAATACGCATCAAATACTTCACTGCTCGGTGGGTTTTCAACATACGGCTGCGCGTTGTAAAGTTCAGTATACAAGTGCAGATTGTTACTCACCGTAAAGTATTGACCGACTGGCAGCTCCAGCGCGATTGCAACGAACTCTTGAATCATACTAAAGTGAACTGGGTTAGCCCCGCAGTATCCCCACCAGAAATCATTACTCCTGTTGAAGATTGTCAAATCAACGCAGCCGTTCACAATAGCGAATACTAGCTGCGTATTGCAGGCTTTATCCTTTGTGCTTTTGTTGAAGTCAGATGCGTCCCAGAGTTGAATGACTGCTTGACGCGAGTTACTGTCATTCTTGAGGTGTTTGATAACTTCTTTGAGTTGATCAAATCCAAAATGCTTACGCATCCTGTGTCCGTACGCCGCGTTGAATCTTACGCCGTCATCGCTGAATTGCCCAATGGTAGAATTAAATTGCTTTAGGAACTCCACATCATCACGTCCTGCGAGCATCCAAATTGATTCCATGAGGTGAAAGATTGGGTTAGCGTCTCGCTCAGCAAAGAACAATACACGCTCAGTCGGCTCTATGATTGTAGTTAGTACTGGCTCATCAATACGGATTGCTGGTCCGTTGCGAGTTTGCACTTTGATGCCTGACGTCTTGAAGCGCCAGAGCATATCCGTAAATAATTCATTGACGTTTATTGCTTTTATTTCCATTATTAAAACTCCACTGTTGGTTTGTAATTCTGACGAGGTTTACCCTCTCCTGTTTTTACTCTTTGATACTTATCGAACTCACAAAATACATTTTGTACATCATGCAGCGTTAAATCTTTAAACCTGTTATTTGATTTGATGATTACTTCCCGCGCCTCAATCAATTCTTGATTAAATTGCTTCTCACTAATAACTTTGAGCAGCTTGCGTTCATGTAACCTGTTTAGACCGCGTTGGCTTCCTGGACCCATTGGTGCCCATGAATATAAATCTATAGCGTTGTCAAGTTGACCGCGCAGGTAGGTCAAATCTGCACTCACTTGACCCGCAATGAATGTTTGAATTCCGAATGACTGAGCCATAGCGTTTGTAGTATGCTTGATTGAACCCGAAGCAATAGCTCCGCGAATCTGCGGTGCAATCTTGATGATTGGCGCAATAATATACTCCGCTAGGTTTACTGACTTTGTATTACCTTTGACCATTGTTGGGTAAACAATATAAGCAGAGCTATATACCTTTTCACCTTTGGATTCTAGGTGCTTCATCGCCTCAATAAACAAGTAAGGATTAAACTCCTCAGCGCGGCGGGGAATCACGAGGTTATCCATGAGGTAAAGCAGGGTCGGTGGCCAATTAATCAAACGAGCTAACAGGGCGCGGAACCATACATCACCTTGAACATTCTTATAGTAATAAGTTAGAAGCCACTTACTTACCCTGTCATCCCTGCGACGCACATTGCAGAACCGATACTTAGCGAGTATTGGGTCAAGCGTGTAGGGTTGCAGAAAGCCTGAATCCTTATTCAGACGCACTTGCTCTCGCTCATTAACAAACTCAACCAATTCATTAAAGAGTGCCATTCTCTGCCTTTCTGATAACTTCTAGGGTCTCATTGAAGGCATCTGTGTGATCAATCGTGACGACTTTTACGCCGCCAGCGTTGTATAAATTGGTACAAGCCGCGAGAGTGGATTCAAACGCGCTGATTGTGTTTTTTGGATTAAATGGTTTTGTCTCCCCACGCGCATCCCTGCGGTCTTGCACTCTCTGTAGGCAGGTCGCGAGGGGCGTATCAAGGATAGCCGCGACGTACGCACCTGTTGGCTTAAGCATCTGTGTTGTGATTGCTCCTGGACCCACTTTTGAGAGTAATAAACCTTCAAGCAGAACATGACCCCTAGGATGAGCAGCCAAGGCTCTGTCTGCAATTTCTTCTTGAGTGTTGATACCATCTGTACCTCCGCAAGTGTTTTGATAACTACCGATGACGTAAAGCGGCTGAGAGACGCCCTCACTACTGAGGTCAACTTCATATCCCCAATGCTTCTTCGGCTTATTTGGGTCGGGCAGAGCCTTGCAGGGATAGTCCGTCAAGAACTTACGAGCTACGGTAGTCTTACCTGAGCCTGAAGTTCCACGGAGCGATAGAATTACGTTCATGTATTTCCTTTATTTGGTTATTGAACAAAAATTATAGCTCAATCTTTCGAAGGGACTTCATAATTGTGCATATTAAACCAATGCTGACGCATAGACTCGGGGTACATTTCGATTAACCAATCTTGAAACGCATTGGCTGGATTGATATTGAGCAGTAACCCGTCTTCATCTCTGCATTGCATGAGAGCTATTATCAGTTCTTCTAATGACTGCTGGCTAATGTTCTTTTTATTTGATTTCATTGTTGATATTTCTCTATGTGACCGCACTCTTTACAAACCATGCGGTAAGTTGTGAAGTAATAAACGGAATGGCTGGTATTTGAGTATCTACCCTGCTGCTTTACCTCAGACATTGTTCTATGAACTTCAGTTGGCGGAGTTATGACTGGTTCATGAATGACTTCAGGGGAATTGCACTTATCGCAGTGAATGATGACTATTTCGCTCATTTCTGCTCCAATATATGTTCAGCGCGGAACGGCACGCCAGTCTCAGCAAACATCGCAGCCTTCTCAGCACGTGGCGTTACTTTCTTCTCACATTCTTCACGCAACCAATCTGGTAAGTATTGGGCGCGGATCTCTTTGAATGGTTCAGTCAAGCGTTCAAAACCTCGTGAATCGTACCACTTGATCCTGTCCCAACCCATGTCGCAATAGACTCCTGGATACCGACGACTGAAGAATCCATTCTTGAATTGGCACAGACATGACTCAAACGTAAAACGACCGAGGTCTTTATGCTTAGGTAGGCTGTTCAATATTGAGCTAGCTTCTACTTCAAGATGTACGCACATTTCTTCAAATTGCTCATACTTACCTGAATGTGAATTAGGCTGACGCTTATCAAATACATACTCATCTGCTCCGAGTAAAAACAGCATGCCGTTACGATGAGAGCGCGAGCCGTCAAAGTCATTAAACATCAAAGTAGTGCAATCAGAGCCGTATCCGTTAATTTTTATGTACTCAAGGTATGAGAAAGTAGACAGCCGCCCAAAGCTAACAATGCTATTAGCCTTTGCCCATAGTGATTCATAATTGTTATCGCTCCATAGTTTGACTTGAGAGCCATGCCTCTTGACGAGTTGCGCATATGAATAGAGACCCTTCATTGTGTCTTTCTTCTGCTTATTACGGTCAGAATCAAAACTCAAAGTAGACCAGTCATCATTGAACCTTGCGTGCGCGGCTCTCCACTCAACATCGCTCTCAGGAATCTCAGGAATAAACTCCATGATCTTTAAACTAGTAATTGGGTTTTGAGTGTGCCCGTTAATAGTAGCGAACCAAAGAGCCTGCTCATCCGTCCAGCCATAATACTTTTTGAGAGCGGGCAGGTATAGATATACAAGACCTGGATGTGCTTTGTACTCAAGGTTCATAGTGTATAACGCTTTGAAGTATTCAAGACGGTTTTCAGGTAATCTGTAATCAATCATTTTTTCTTCCTAGCTGCTATTTCGCGTTGAAGTATGTGCCAGAATTCTGATTCAATAATATCTATCATTTAATCACCCCCAGCACTGGCATCAAAGGTAAAGCGGGTAAAGCGGCGGGCATAGGTAACGGAGCAGGGGCAGGCACGCTGGGGATAATAAATCCAACGGGTTGCCCGTATTGATTCAGAATTACCTGAGAGCTGCCGATAGGCATAACTGAACCGACTGGCTGACCGAACTGATTCAAATACTGCATCGCTCCTTGAACATTGTTCTGAGCGTAGCAGTTTGAATTGCCTGAGAGGTAACCAATCGTAAAAAAGATTACCATGAATAAAAAGTTCTTCATATATGTTGACTCGGTATGCGGTTACGGATCTCCTCAGCAACAGTGTTGAAGTTACCGTCCATGAGGTCAATAGCCCACTTGTCACAAATCTTTGCGCATTCTTCACGCTCAATAATGACCGCGTATTTTGTAGCCTCGATTGCGTGCACTACTAATTCAGCTTTAGCGAGTGCTAGGGCGTCATCAAACTCTTTTTGGGTAAACAGAGTTCCGCCTGTGCCCTTTGCAAAGAATTGTTTTTGGAAATCAGATTGTTCTGCGCTCATTTAAGTAACTTCCTTTCTAGGTAAACTGCGATTTCAAGAGGTGTTGCATGTTGATTGTGTTGCACGATTGAAGCGGCGATCATAGCTGCTTGACGCCACCCCTCATCAAAACAGGCTTTTGGGTCATTGAGCATATCTTTTGCATTGGCTCGTTCAAGCAGGGCAACCCAATCGTCATAAGACTGTTCCCAATTCATAATAGACTTATCAGACATAATATTATTCCTATAGTAATTTTAAACACAACGTAAATAAAACTCAAGCCCACAATACCTACGCAAATCGCGCCAATCACCTGCCACTTACTCGGCAGGTCAAGATATTTGTTTCGCATCAAAACCCCCAGCCGAACATGCAACCTAGTATTATGCCGAGGATGATGACGCCAATCCATTCCCATTTAGAGTTTGTCATATATTTTCTCCATGATTAAGTCGCGGTCTGGTTCTACTTCCTCTTCTACTTTTGATACGGGTTCTTCATATTCCTCTAGGTCCTCAACGTCAGGATCATACTCGCCTTCTAGCTTAATCTTAAAGTCTGCTACCTGTAACCTATACAAAGACGGAATAGCGCGGAACTCATCAAGCCGATGCTGCATAGGATGGGGCTTAGGAATATAGTTCTTAAAGTCCGCTAATCTTTCTAAAGTCATTTTCTTCATGAAATCACCTCTGCTATAACAAGTTTATTGGTTTGTTTATTAAAAATTAAACGTAAATTACAAGCAGGTATACCTAGGCAACCTGTAAAATTTTTAGGTAACACATGATGTTCTTCTATAATATGATCCTGTAGAAACTGAAGCTCGTCTATTTTGATTTGCTGTTCACGTATGATTTGTTCTAATCTTTCTAACTGGTTCATCTTCTGTCTCCCCAAGATTCTTGAGCCTGTTTATCAAATTTATCAAAGTCTAGCGCATGAATCATTTCCCATACGCTAATATCGGTATCAGCAATGCACACGTCCTCGATATCAATACCGCCTACGTGACCTACGCTGGGTTCATCTTTATCCACGTAGCCGTATACGTCCAGCAAGGTATCACCGCAATACATGGACATTAAAAAGTTGGATGCTTTAGGCATAGATCACCTCAACATCTGAACAGAGTTCGTTAATATATTCACAGGAATCTTCGGTATTGTTAGCGCGAAACTCAGACTCGGCATCATCCTTACTGAAGCCGCTATGCAGGCAAAAATGTTCTAGGCAATCAGAGTAAGAAACTTCAGATCCTTCTATATAATACTTAGGGGTTTTCATGATTATTTCCTTTATTTAGTTATCAAAAATAAAACGTAAGACGGGATGCTAATAAATACGACTGCGTAAAACCAAAGTATAGCTGGTAAAAACAAAAGTGTAAAGATTAATTTCATGCTGGGATTTCTTTATTCCAGCTCTTGATGCGTACTACGTCCAACTTGAGAGCGGGAGCGTCACGAATAATCCAAGCCGCCTGATTAATGGTGACTGGCTTTGTAAAGGCTCTCCAGTCATTGAGATAGTCATCAAACTTGATAACGATGTATTCTTTTTTACCTTGACCTGCGTATTTCATAATGTGCCCCCGTAGGGGCATCCTTTCTTATCTAGCGGTTACACGAATTGAGATTGTAGCGGTGGACTTGTAATACTTTGTCAACTGCTCATTGGTGATGCCGAGGTCAGCAACCATCTGCTTATAATCATAAGAGCCGCGCTGAGACAGTGTTACGGTGGCTTTGTAGAGGTCAGCCTCATAAGTGCCCTCACCAGCGTTCTTGAATACGTCTTTTAACGCTTCAATTTGCTCGTTGAGTTCAGCTGCTTGAGCCTGCAATAAGCCAAGGCGGTCAAGATCCTGCATCTGAGCAGATTGACTGAGTGCTTGATTAACTAACTTTGTAGAGATTTGATTCATGATATTTCCTTTATTGAGGTTATTAAATTAAACTGCTTTTGGTCGTTGAATTAAAGTCTGCTTTACACCGTTCCGAGTGCCATGCTCTTTGACAGTAGCTTTTAGGGTTACTGTCTCACCTTCTGCAAGGTTCCATACTGCATCACAACCGCCCTTGTAGATGATTACGTTTTGGTTGGCATCTTCAAAAATAAAGATACCGATTGGTCCAAAATTAGTATCAACATTGATTACTTTCTTCAATGTCAAAGTTAAAACGATTTTATCACCGATGATGCCGACATACTCACGAGCAGCATCGATAGCCGCCTGTTTATCAGCCCACTCTGCCTTGCGAGCATCGCGCTGGATGATGCACTTACGAACTGCTGCGACTTGCTTCTCGGTCAACTTGCCGTAGTTGTCATACGCAGCGGCTACTGA